TCAGGCCTGCGACGCGGCGAACGCGCCGGGGTGCAGCTGGTCCCGGGTCGCCCGGTACTGCTGCCGCACCGCCTGTCCCATCGCCAGCTCCTCGCCCGGCTCGAAGACCTGCATCGCGGCGGACTGCCAGGCCGGCGGCGCCTGCGGCGACAGCATGCCGTGCGACACCCCCAGCGCCCAGGCCGCCTGCCGCGCCGCGCCCAGCGCCGCGTAGTCCGCGGGCTGCGGTACGACGACCTGGGCGCCGAAGATCGCGGGGGCGGCGGCCTGCACGGCGGGCAGCTCGGCGGCCGCGCCCAGCAGGAACACCCGCCGTACCTCCACGCCCCGTCCGCGCAGCACGTCCATCGCCTCGGCCAGCGAGCACAGCATGCCCTCGAACGCCGCCCGTGCCAGGTGCTCGGGCTTCATCGACTCACGGCGCAGACCGCTCAGGGTGCCGGCCGTGTGCGGCAGCTGCGGCGTCCGCTCGCCCTCCAGGTACGGCAGCAGCACGAGCCCGGAGGCTCCGGGCGTCGACTTGAGCGCCAGCGCCGACAGCTCCTCCAGGCTCTCCGCGCCCAGCATCTCCGCGGTCCCGCGCAGCGCCCGGACCGCGTTCGACACGTACACGACCGGCAGGTGCATGCCCGCCGCGTCCGCGAACGCCGTGATCATCCCGTGCGGGTCGGCGAGCGCCTCGTGGTGGACGGCCATCACCGAACCGGAGGCGCCGAGCGACACCACCGCGTCACCGAGACCGAGCCCCAGGCCGAGCGCCGCGGCCATCGTCTCGCCGGTACCCGCGGAGATCAGCAGCCCCTCGGGGGTCATCCCCGCCGCCTCGGCCGGCCCGAGCACCTCGGGCAGCGCGGCCTGGTGCCCCAGCGCCAGCTCCACCACATCGGGCCGGTAGGCACCGGCTCCGGCCGACCAGTACCCGGTCCCGGAGGCGGCGCCCCGGTCGGTGGTCCGGCGCACCGGGCGGCCCAGCAACTGCCACACCAGCCAGTCGTGCGGCTGCATCAGCATCGCGACGCGTGCGGCGGCCTCCGGTTCCGTACGCGCCAGCCAGCGCAGCTTCGCCACCGGCTGCGCCGCCTGCGGTACGCAGCCGACGGCCTCGGCCCACGCCTGACGGCCGCCGAAGGCCTCGATGAGGTCCGCGGCGGCGACCTGCGCGCGTTTGTCGTTGCCGACCAGCGCGGGGCGCACGAGGGCACCCTGCCGGTCCAGCGGCAGCAGCCCGTGCTGCTGCGCGGAGACACCGATGGCCTGCACACCCTCCAGCAGGCCGCCGGAAGCGGCCTCCCCGAGGGAGAGCAGCCACGCCTGCGGGTCCACCTCGGTGGCCTTCGGGTCGACGGGGTGCGGTGCGTAGCCCTGCCGCAGCACCGCACCCGTGTCCGTGTCGCAGACGACGATGCGCGTGAAACCCGACGAACTGTCCAACCCGGCGACTATCCCCATGGGCATAGATTCTGCCGCACTCGGGGCATGTCCCGGCGCGTCCGACGGGTCCACATCCTAGGTATTGCTGGTTCCCCACTCGTCCTGGCCGCCGTGGCCGCGCTCCCGGAGCGAACGCACCCGCTCGGCGACCGAGTCGGGCATCCGGTCGCCGACCTTGTCGCTCACGGCGTGCATCGCCTTTTCGGCCACCTCCCGCCCGGTGTGCGCGGCGGACTCGGCGGCGTTGCGCACCGACGGGTTCTGCGAGAAGTCGCGCGCGGTCTTGCGCAACTGCTCGTACCGCTCCCGTCCGGCCCGGGTGCCGATCACGTACCCGAGGGCCAGTCCCACGATGAACGTCAGCTTGTACCGCATGGCTGCCACCCTTCCGAAGGCGTCGGTGCTGGCCGCCTACCCTGAGGGCCGGGGATCATCCCGGGATACCGATTGGCGGAGCACCCCCCTGCTTGCGCTAATGTATGTGTCGCAGCGAGCGCGCGCCGCCCGGGGAGGTCCCTGGGAGGTACGTTCGGTGCAACGCAGCAATCCCCTGTAGCTCAATTGGCAGAGCAGCCGGCTGTTAACCGGCAGGTTACTGGTTCGAGTCCAGTCGGGGGAGCGCGATCCCCTGTAGCTCAATTGGCAGAGCATTCGGCTGTTAACCGGAGGGTTGCTGGTTCGAGTCCAGCCGGGGGAGCGGTGTCGGAAGAGGACCTCCGGGAGGGGGTCCTCTTTCGCGTTCCCGGCTCCCTCGGTTTCCCGGCTCCTTCGGCAGGATGCTCCACGATCATTTCGGGACGTTCTCGCAGGACAGGGAACCATACGGGGCTCGGCACAGTCCTCATGGGCGTGCGATGCCGACCATCCGGAGCAGGAGATCGTATGAGCGGCTATGCTGCGGCAGACGGCGCGCACAAATGTGCGCGACGCGCCGTAAGGGGCGGTAGCTCAGCCGGTTAGAGCAGCGGACTCATAATCCGTCGGCCGTGGGTTCGAGTCCCACCCGCCCCACCACTCACTACGCGGGGAGAACCGTTTCTACCTGCGGAAACGTATGAACGGGGGGCACCACTCCAAGGTGGTGCCCCCCGTTCATACGTTCAGACCAAGATCCAGTGGACACACAGTGGACGCGGGGGCGATCCAGTGGACAGAAGCGCCCTCACGCCGCCTTCCGGCGCCCTTTCGAGGCCCGGCGGGCGGTCCGGGATGCTGCGGGCGGCAAGCCTGTCGGAAGCGTCCAGCCGTCCAGGCCTGGAGACTCGGAGCGGGCGATCGTGAAGCGCGTGAGCGAGTAGTCGGCTCGCTGCTCCTCCGGGTACCGGTCGTTGAAGTTCTCGGCCCGGACCATCTCCAGGTCGTGTGCGGTGCAGTGGTCGCGTATCCATTTCACGGCCGCGTTGGCGGCGTCGTCTTGGCCCCGGCCGGCGAGGGTGATCACGCCGAGGAGATCGGAGTCGGGTTGGGCCTGCGCTCCCACGACCCAGGTGTCACCTGACTGGCGTGCACCGTGGGCGAAGAAGACCGCGATGTCGTTTCGCCACGCCGTCTCGGGGATCGCCAGCGGCGTGCGCACCTGGAAGGGCACGTCGCGGGGTACGACGGCCATGACCGACTCGGCCTCGGCCCGCAGCATCTCGGGCAGCACGCTGGTGTACGTGTCGGAGGTGATCTGGCGCGAGGAGTGCCCCAGCTTCTCTTGGACGACCTTGATGTCGTGCCCGGCGAGCAGGGACAGGGTGGCGGCGAGGTGGCGCAGGTCGTGGAGGCGGACCGGCGGCAGGCCGGACTGCTCGACCAGGCGGGTGAAGCGTCGGGATATCCAGTCGGGGTGCAGCGCCTCGCCGTTCTCATGCGTCCACACCCGGCCGCTCTCGACGTAGGCGTCCCCCCACTCCTGGCGCTGCTTCTCCTGCTTCGCGCGAAAGGCGGCGAGGTGGTCCCCGGACTCCAGACTCAGGGACAGGGTGCGAACGCTGTCGGCCTTCGGCGCTTCTCCGTACAGCTCGTACGCCACCTCGACGATCTGCTGGGAGATCCGTAGCCACAGGGCATCGAGGCTGACCTCCGTCCAGGGCAGAGCGGCCATCTCGCCGCGGCGGGGGCCCAGGAAGATGAAGCTGTGCCACAGCTCGTAGAGCCAGTCGTCCTTGACGAAGTCGAGGAATTGGCCGGTCAGTTCCGGTGTCCAGACCATGACCGGGCCGGGCTTGTCGCCGGTGCGCTTCCAGTGCTCGATGCGCTCGGGAGTCCAGACGAGCGGCTTGGGCCGAGTGACTGGCGGCAGCTCCACGAGCTGGGCCCAGTTCCTCTGGAAGAGCTGTTCGCGCTTGATGCCCCAGGACAGTGCCGAGCTGAGGGTGTCGTTGATGCGGTGCATCGTGGCTGCGGAGGTGACCTTCCGCAGCCCCTTCTTGCCCTCGCGCAGCTCTGCGTTCGCGTCGAGAAATGCCCGGCGCGCGGCGCGGCGCTCCTCCTTCTTGGCATAGCCCGCCGTCTTCACCCAGGCCCGGTGCGCGGCGTCGCGCTTCTTCTGGAGCTCGTCGACACGGAGCCGACGGAGGATCCGCTGGGCGTTCTCCTGCTCGATCGCGTCGTACATCTTGTCGAGGTGCCGAACCTTGAGGTCGCGGCACTTGATGTGCCCGAGATACGGGAGGAGGTAGTTGTTGATGTGCTCCTCGTAGCCGTGGCGGGTCGTACGGGCCAGGGACTTCTTCGCCTTGATCCATCGCAGGAAGAAGTCGCCGCACTTCTCATCGGACAGCACGTCGCCGCCGGCCATGGCGGCGTCGTAGATCTCCCTGGCCTTCTTCTTGGCGTCTTCCAACTTGGCGAAGCCGCCGCGGCGTACCCGCTGGCGGGCGCCGCCCTCGGCTGGTTCGAGCTCGAAGTAGAAGTTCCAGGTACCGTGCCCCTTGCCTAGCTTGGGGCACGTCGTGCCGATGGATCCGATCTTGGGGTTGCCGTCGGCGTCGAGGACGGGGTTGCCCTTCTTGTCCTTGAGTGGTCCCTTGCACTGGCACCGCCTGTAGTAGCTCGGCTCGAACATCCGACCCCTGCTCCCTGTTGACTGTTGCTTGGATCACAGCCAGTCGTCGCCGTGCGTACGTGTCCGTACGTGTCTGGCGTGATCTCTCTTGATCTTGCTGGGGGTGTCGGACAGCGTTGTAAAGTTGCTGACAAGTTGGCGCGGGGGAGATTGCGACCAACGCGATGACTGCTCAGGAAGCGGGCGGACAGGCTTCGGCCGGAGCGATGGGTCTGGAGGAGCTGCTGGCTCTTCCGGCCACGGTCAACGTGACAACTGCCGGGCGTGCTCTGGGAATTGGCCGAGACAAGGCGTACGAGCTGATCCGCAATGGGAAGTTCCCTGTTCGGACGCTCCCGCTAGGCGGCACAGTCCGGGTGCCAACGGTGGAGCTGTGGAAGGTCCTCGGCATCGAGCAGCGCCGGGACGCGGGGGTGAGTACGTGATCGACGGAGGCGGCGCGTGATCCTGGGGTGTTTGTTGAGTTTCCAACAATGTGACCTATCTTCGGTAAACTAGTTCACTAAAGGGGGTCGGTAGGAGGGGCGAGGAGATGCCGAGGCTGTACGGCTTTGAGGACATGGCGTACCGGCGGGTGCGCGAGAGCGAGGCGGAGGGCATTCGTGCTGCCGCCTCGCGACGGTTGCTCAAGCAGCCCTATCCCGCCATCACGGAGTGGATGAACGCCGAGGGGTACCGCACGACGCGCGGTGGCCTGTGGAAGCCAGACGTCCTGGCAAACGTGCTCGATCACCCGGCCATCGCCGGCCTGGAGGAAGACGAGAACGGCAACCTCGTCGAAACGGGCGGCCCCGCGATCATCCCTCGGGAGGACTTCGAGGCCATCCGTGCCATGCGCCCTGTCCATGACCCCGACAAGCAGCGGGCACCACAGCGCGAGTATCTGATTTCGGGTCTGATGGGTACCTGCGGGCTGTGCGCGACTTCGCTGGGCTCCTCTCCCTCGAACCGAGGCAGCCGCGGCTACCGGTGTGCGCCCAGCACCGCGCAGCATCCGGGCGGGTGCGGCAAGGTCCGTATCAATGCTGATCTGCTGGAGACGTACGTCGCTGAGCACGTGCTGGCGGAGTTGGCCAAGCCGGAGGTCAGCGCGCTGATTGGTCAGGCGCGAGATGAACTGCTGGCCCAGGCCGCCGTGTTGCGCAGGGAGGCGGCTGCCGCGCGCCGTCGGCAGAAGAAGCTGGGAGAGGACTACGCGCGGTCGTCAGATATGTCGCTCAAGGCGTTCAGGGCGGCCGACAAGGAGCTCAAGCATCTGATCCGTGAGGGTGAGACGAAGGCTCGCTTCTTGGAGCAGGCCAAGCACGTGCCGGTGGGCGACATCCCGGATCTCGTGCGTTGGTGGAAGCACGCGCCGATGAAGGCGAAGAAGGGCGTCCTGGTCCTCATGCTGGAGAGGGTGGCCGTGTACCCGGCCGCGTCCAGGGGCTCTCGCACCGTGGACGCGGACCGGGTGGCACTGCATTGGCGCCGGTGGGGCGCGGAGGCTGAGGAGAAGTCCGCTTAAGCCGCACGGCGCGCGCCTTTGGGGCTGATGTTGTAGCCGATGGTGGCCAGTGCGAGACCGGTGGCCACACAGATGATGGAGAGCCCCGCCAAAGCGGGGCTGACGGCGTTTTCGACGGACAGCGGCCAGGCGTGCCCGGTCCGGTCCGCGATGATGTACGCGCTCCGGCTGAGTGCATGGGCGACGCCGAAGATGCCCCCGGCGGCAGCTATGGACAGTCCGGTTGCTGCTGCGCGTCGTTGCTGCCAGGCCGCAACGGCCAGCCCAGTAGAGAAGGCGCCGATTTCCAGCCCAGCAACGGCTGTGAAGCCGAGGTAGGTGAGCAGGTACAGCCTGACGTCGGCGCTACGCGCGTAGGCCGTGGACAGCTCAGTGTGTGCGGTGTCCGCCATGTGGAACTCCCAGATCATCGCCGCGACAACACAGCACACGGCGAAGATGCGCACCGCGACTCCCGTCTGTACGTGGCTTCGTGAGTGCGTCCAGTCCACGATCATGACCTGGAGGCTTGCCCAGAAGACAACGGCGGCGAGGTCCGAGACGAGGGATGAGACCTCGTTGAAGTCCATGAGTCGATCGACGGCTTCGGCGATTGTGGGGATCGCCAGGAGCGAGCCGACGAAGCAGGCTGCGAACGCCGACACCCTCGCCCTATGGGCGATGCGGTAGATCGCTTGACTGCGGCGCTTACGGGTGTAGTGCAGGCGTATCGCCGCGCTAACGGCTGTGACAAGGGCACAGACGCCGTAGATGAGGCCGTCCAAGAGGTTCAACGTCCTTCCAGATCATCCGCTGCCCTCTCAGCGGCTTCGTGCAGGCTCAGCCGGCGGCGTGGTCTGCCCTCGCGGGGCTGGTCGACGCCGGGGGGAGGTGGGGGGATCGTGGGGACCTCTTCGGGTAGTCCCCTGCGACCACGGATCTCCCGGAGCTTTGAACTGATTTCAAGAATGTCCTGCACTTCAAGGCCCTGCATTAAACGCAGGACTTCGCGGGCCTCTGGGCGCTCCTGATACACGGACAGGGCTGCGAGGTCGTCCCACTCCCGTCCTGGGAGCAGGAACGCGGCCGGGGCGTCGAGTGCCTGAGCAAGCGCGGTGAGTGTAGACGATCTGGGGTTGCTACTGGTGCCGTTCATCAGGCTATTGACGGTGCCGTGCGACAGCAGGGGCTTCCACTGTCCCGCTGGGGTCGTCGCATCTGCGACGTCCCGGGCGCTGGGAGTGAACCCGTCCGGATCACGGCGCAGTCGCAGCAGGACGAGCAACTTCGAGGCAAGGCTCATGAGTTGACGCCGGTCAGTGGTGTCTGTCATGTCCGCCTTCTCTGGCCGTGTCGTATGCTCGCCGCAGGTGACTGGCCGGTAACAATCGTCCCTGCCTCTACGATACCTCGCAGCTCGGAGGGGTTATAGGGTTTGTTGGACAGTTTCCTCGGGGGAGCCGGCGGGTGAACTGCGGGCGTCACGCGCTCCGTTGCCTGCCTCTTGGTGGGCTGTCGAGGAAGTCGCATCTGGGCGGGCGAAGGCGGCGCGCTTGCCGTTCACGGGAGGAATCGCATGTCCGAAATCGACGAGCGGCGGATCGCTGAACTGGCCAAGCAGCCCCCGTGTTTGCTTCGGGGTGGGGCAGGCGTCTCGACCCGCCAGGAGGCCCGAAAGCTGCTGGAGTGGCAGGCCGGTATGCGCGGCAGGGAGCCAGGCGACGACCTGCAAAAGGATGGGTGCTGTTGAGTCACAGGGTGACCAGCGCCCAGGCGGAGGCAAGATAGGTGACATTTTTGAGCTGCTGCTGTACGTTTTGACATGTCGGGCGGGTGCAGCAGCCGCAGGAGTCCCGCACGGCAGCGTCGCGTCAGCGGCGTCCTTCCCTACTCCTCGCCGGGCGGCCGACCCCCCGCGCCCCGCCCGGCGAGGAGTTGGCCGTCCGGTGCGGCCGTCGGGGTGCGTGACGGGAGCCAGCCCGCCGTGACCGCTTGGTCGTGGCGGGCTCTCTCATGTCCGCACCCAGGGAGGGGTATTCGGGAATGCAGTGAATTCCCCTTTCTGAATTCCCTTGAATTAAAAAAGTTCTGAACTTGCTTTGGCGGTATCCGCCATTAAGATATAAGTGTAAGAACAAAGGGAAACACCCTAACGGAATTCACGAAAGGCGCGGGACAATGGCTGACATCAAGGGCGAGTTCATCAATATCAAGGTCAGCGAGATCGCCCCCAACCCGGAGCAGCCGAGGAAGTTCTTCTCGGGGGAGGCGCAGGAGGAACTGACCAACAGCATCAAGGAGAACGGCCTCCTCCAGCCGGTCGTCGTCCGGCCGGTCGAGGGCGCCAAGGTCCCCTACATGCTGATCGCGGGCGAGCGGCGCTGGCGGTCCTGCCAGGCAGCCGGCCTGGAGGTCATCCCGGCGAAGGTCGTCGAGGGCGCCACCGAGGAAGAGGCGTACGTCCTTAGCATCGCTGAGAACGTCAACCGCGCGGACATGACGATCATGGAGGAGGCCGGTGCGTACGCCGACCTCAAGGCCGCCGGATGGACTCCGGCGAAGATCGCCAAGCAGTTCGGCAAGACGGAGACGCACATCACCTGGCGGCTGGGCCTGCTCACCCTGCGCCCCGAGGTGGCCGAGATGGTCGACCAGGGGCAGATCAAGAACAACCTCGCCTGGCACATCGCCCAGCTCAACCCGGCGAACCAGATGGTGGCGGCCATGCGGTACGTGCGCGGTGACTTCGACAGCGAGGCCGAGGCGCAGCACTTCGCCAACGGCCTCAAGATGATGGAGCAGCAGACCTCCCTCACCAACGAGAAGGCGCCGACGGCCGAGGAGCAGGAGAAGCAGAAGAAGGCCAAGGCCAAGACGAAGGACGGGCTCGGCAAGGCGGAGGAGGTGCTGATCCCGCTGCTGGAGGAGCTGGCGGAGAAGAAGCCGGAGGACCTGGCCGTCATCCTCGGTGACGACCTCGCCCGTCACCTGCGGGTCGTCGGCCGCCTGTACGCCAAGGTGCAGATGGTGCGGAACCTGCTGAGCAAGGCGCAGGGCATCCAGCGGGCCATGGCCGAGGAGTTCAACAAGGCGGCCGTTGAGGTCCAGCAGGAGGCGGCGGCTGCGAAGAAGTCCGAGGCGGCGGCCAAGCCGGAGGTGAAGGCCGAGAAGCCGGAGGCGAAGGCGGCGGACGAGCCACAGTCCACGGCGAAGAAGGCGGCGGCCAAGCCCGGCCCGAAGCCCGCGGCGCGCACGGCCGCGGGTGCGAAGGCCCCGGCGCGCCGGACGCCTGCCAAGAAGGCGGAAGCGGCAGTGAAGTAGGCCGGAGGGGCGCGGCGGCGGTCGTGCCCCTCTTCTCCTGTGGGTTTGGGTGAGTGGGCGCGGCCGGAATTCCGACCGCGCCTCTTTCCGCTTGAATTCCTCTCCGAATTCCAACCCGTTTCGGCCCGAGCCGGGCGCGCAGGGGGGCTTTCCCTACGCGCCCGGTGCCGCTCAGACCCCCAAGATCCGAGCGGGCGGCATCATCGGTCACTGGGGGCCGCCGGCGGCGACGCCGACGCACCCCGGCATCTGAGCACCATGAAAGGAATGGCTACGTGCTCACTCTGTTCACCAACCGGTTCCAGGCGTTCCAGCGCCCGCAAGGGGTGCCGGTACGCATCACCCTGGGCGCTCCCCGCTTCAAACTCCCCTACTCCCTCACCCACTCGGTGCGGGAGCTCGCGCCGCGTCGGGACTACCTCTCCCAGTCTGAGCCCGAGTTCACGACGGCCTACCGGGCCGACCTCGACCAGCTCGGGCCCGAGCGGATCGCCGCGCGGCTGCGGCAGATCACGCAGGCCGAGGGTGATCACCGACTGGTGCTGCTCTGCTTCGAGGACCTGGCCAAGCCGGGCCTGTGGTGCCACCGCCGCGTGTTCGCCGCCTGGTGGAAGGACGTCACGGGAGACGAGGTGCGGGAGCTGTCCCCGATGGATCAGCAGGGCACCTTGATCTGAGCGTCGGAGCCGCGCCTCAGAAATAGGTGACATTATTTCAAGGGGCTGCCTGCTCCCTGTGTAAGGTTCCAGCGCAGCGCCCGGCCGCGGCACCCTGCCGAGGCCGGGCGCTGTCGTTCGTCGGGAGGCGAGAGATGTTCCAGGGCACCATCCCGGGCCCCATGCGCTCCATGGTGCGCGAGACCGCCAGCGGCTGGCCGAGCGGCCCGGTGTACATCCCGTGCTGCGGCAACTTCACCATCGAGCGCAGCGTGGCCGGCATGGGCTTCGCCCTGCACTCCTCAGACGTTTCCATCTACACCAGCGCGGTCGGCCGGTGGCTCACCCGGCAACCGGTCGGCATCCAGCTCCGCGAGGAGAGCCGAGACGAACTCGGCTGGCTCGCGGACTTCTTGGACGACGGGGTCGGCACCGTCGCCACGCTCATGCTCGGCACGCGGTTCCTCGCCAGCGTCGGCCGCGAGGGGCTGTGGCACGAGCGGGTCGTCCGCTCCTACCGGGAGCAGTGGAAGGTCAAGCACGCGGAGACGGTCGAGCGGCTGTCCGGCTCGGACATCGAACTCGCCTCGTACGAGGTGGAGGACGTGCGCTCCTGGCTCCACAAGGTTCCCCGTGACGCCCCGGTGTGCTCCTTCCCTCCCTTCTACGGCGGTGGCTACGAGAAGCTGTATGAGCCGCTGGAGGCGCACTTCACCTGGGACGCGCCCGAGTACGAGCCGCTGTCCGACGACGACGTGGTCAGCGTGCTCGGCGCGATCACGGACCGGCCGTACTGGCTGACGGCCTCCAATCACGACGTTCCCGAGCTGCACCCGTACCTGCGTGGCGTGATCAAGGTGACGCCGCGCGCCGCTCCCTTCTACGTGTACGCCAGCCAGGCCCGGACGAGGATCGTCGCCCCGCGCCAGCCGATCGAGCCGGTGAAGGTCCCCCGCCTGCGCGAGGGTGACGAACTGGTCGGCCCGCTCACGCTGTCGCTGCTGAAGCCTGGCCAGTTCAACGCGCTGCGCTCCCGCTACCTCAACCCGCGGATCGCGCCGGGTGCGGCGAACCTGGCCGTTGCGGTGAAGGACGGCCGGGGGCGGCTCCTGGGCGTGTTCGCGATGGCTCCGAGCACGTTCTCTCCCGACGAGGCGTACGTGCTCTCGGACTTCGCGGTCGCACCGACCGACTACCCGCGGTTGTCGAAGCTGATCGTGCTCGCGGCCATGTCCAGCGAAGCGCAGCTGCTGTGCCAGCGGGCGTTCTCGCGGCGGATCCGCAGGGTGGCGACGACAGCGTTCAGCAACAACCCGGTGTCGATGAAGTACCGCGGGCTGCTGCGGCTGCACAAGCGCGGCCCGTCGAACGAGGACGGCTGGAAGTTCCAGCTCCAGTACCAGGGGGCGATGGGCCAGCACACGCTGGCCGAGGCCCTTCAGATGTGGGCGAAGCGGTGGGGCGCCCCGACGACGAAGACGGGAGTCTGACCGTGGAAGAGACCACTCGCCTCGCCCCGCCGCAGATGGTGCAGGGCGATCCGCGCACGCTGACGCTGCTCGACGTCAATGCGCGGTTCCTGCCGCACGAGCAGTTCCGGCAGCTCGTGGCGAACATCGAGCGGGATGGCTGTCTGACCTCGACGCCGCTGGTGTGGAACGACCGCGAGACGGGGCGGCTGGTCGTCCTGTCTGGCAACCACCGCACCTTGGCCGCGATCGAGGCCGGCCTGTCGCAGATCTGGTGGATGCAGATAGACGAGCCGCTGCCCCGCCAGCGGCAGATCGCCCTCCAGCTCTCGCACAACGCCATCGCAGGCCAGGACGATCCGGCGATCCTCAAGGAGCTGTACGACGAGCTGGAGTCGGTGGAGTGGCGGCAGTACACGGGCCTGGACGACAAGGTCCTGGACCTGCTGGAGAAGGTGGACGTCGCCTCCCTGGGCGAGGCGAACCTCGACTTCGCGTCCGTGCAGTTCATGTTCCTGCCCGATGAGCTGGAGCGGGCCGAGGCCGCGTTCGACGCGGCCCGGTCGACGGCGACGGCGGACCGGCGTTGGGTGGCCGGGCTGGAGCAGTATGAGCCGGTGCTCGATGCGCTGGAGACCTCCCGAGCCGCGTACAAGATCGGCAACAGCGCGACGGCGCTCGGCGTGATCCTCGCTGTGTTCGAGCGGCACCTGGGCGAGCTGGCCGAGGGCTGGTTCGACACGGACTCCGGGGAGGCAACCCGGTCGGGGACGGCGCCGCTGGAGACGGTATTCGGCGTTCGGGACGTGCCGGTGGAGACGGCTGCCGTCGTGCGGGCGGCCATCGACCGGATGGTGCAGGACGGCACCGTGCCGGCCGACGAGCCGTGGCGGGCGCTGGAAGTCCTGGCCGCACAGAGCAACTAGTCGGCCGTCGGCCAGGAGGTGAGCGGTGGCCGAGGGCACCGTGGAGTCCTGGGAGCGGCAGAGCGGGGAGTCGGTCCAGGCGTTCGAGGCGTTCGCCGTGTACCGCGATCTCGGCCCGGCGCGGAGTGTCACGAGGGCAGCACGGGAGTTGGATAAGTCTCGGTCTCTGCTGGGCCGGTGGTCGCGGCAGTTCGCGTGGGTGATGCGGGCTGCGGCTTACGACCGGGAGCAGGACCGGCTGTTCCTTGCAGAGCAGGCGCAGACGCGGCGGGACATCGCCCGCAGGCACGCGAAGTTGGCGCAGGCCGTCCAGAGCAAGGCGGTTGCGCGGCTCCAGACGCTCGACCCGCGGGAGCTGTCGCCGTCGGAGCTGCTGCGCTACATCCAGGTCGCGGCGGAGATCGAGCGCCGGGCCGTGGGTGAGGCCCCGACGGCCGGGGCGGTCGAGGACCGGGACCAGGGCGTGGACGTGGCCTCCTTGTCGGACGAGGAGCGCCGGGCTCGGATGGATCAGCTCCGCCGGGAGCTGGAGCGCCGGTTGTCGGAGGGCGCGCAGTGAGCCGCGGCCGGGCCAAGCGGCGGATGGTCGAGGGGTTCGCGGACCCGTCGGTGATGAGCGACGAGCAGCTGAAGGCCGAGGTCGCGGCGCTGGTACGGGCCGATGAGCTGTCGGCGCGCAGGTGGGCGTGCGAGGTTCCGAACTGTGACGGGCTGCCCCACGCGGGGTGGCTGCACCACCATGCCCGTGCGGCGCAGCGTCAGCCGCTGTGGCTGTGGACGGTGTGGATGCTGCTCACCGGCCGTGGCTGGGGCAAGTCACGGACGGCTGCGGAGACGGTCCGGAAGTGGGCGCAGACACCGGGCTTGCAGATCGCGGTGGTGGCGAAGAACGCGACGCTCGTACGGGACATCTGCTTCGAGTCCCCCAAGAGCGGCTTGCTGTCGGTGTTCCCGCCGGAGGAGGTAGCGAAGTACAACTCGTCGCTCGGCGAGACCACGCTGCGCCTGGTGAACGGCACGCTGATCCGCGGATTCGGGGCGGAGACGCCGGACAACCTGCGCGGCTGGGCGTTCGACAAGGCATGGTGCGACGAATACGCGGCCTGGTCACGGCACACCGCGCAAGAGGTCTACGACATGCTGTGGTTCTGCCTGCGTGAGGCGGACACCCCGCAAGTCGTCATCTCCACGACGCCCAAGCCGCTCCCGCACGTCAAGCGCCTGGTCGAGCGCGGCCGGGAGCAGGAGAAGGCGTATCAGGAGGGCGGACCACAGCCTCGGGTCGTGCTGACCCGCGGGCACATGCGGGAGAACGACGCGAACCTGTCGGCGGCCGCCCGCGAGGAGTTGGAGGAGGAATACGCCGGCACCCGACTGGGCCGTCAGGAGCTGTCCGGCGAGCTACTCGAGGACGTGGAGGGTGCGCTGTGGAAGGGCTGGATGCTGGAGGTCGAGGGCTTCCGGCCCCGGCCCGAGCATCTGCCGGACCTCCAGCGCGTGGTGGTGTCCGTGGACCCGGCGACCAAGAGCCACGAGAACGCGGACATGACCGCGTTCACGGTGGCGGGACGCGGGTTCCCGGTGGAGACGATGTTCGGGGACGACCGGCCTCGCGCGTATCTGCTGCACTGCGAGCAGGACCGGTACACGCCGACGCAGGCGATGAAGCGGGCCGCCACGCTGTACCACGAGCACCGGGCGGACTGCGTGGTCATCGAGGCGAACAACGGCGGCGACTACCTGCCCGCGCTCCTGGAGCAGGTGGACCCAACGGTGAACTGGCGAATCGTTCACGCCACGCGCGGGAAGCGAGCGCGGGCGGCGCCTACAGCGCAGCTGTACGAGCAGGCGCGTGTGCATCACGTGGGCTCGGCGCGGGTGTTCGCGGAGCTGGAGGAGCAGATGACGACGTTCGTCGGGCAGGGGGAAACGGAGGACTCGCCGGACCTCCTGGACTCGGCGGTGTGGGCGCTGTGGGACCTATTCCTTGACCCGACGATGCCACCTCCACGAAGAGGGGATGACCAAAGGTTTGCTGGGCGCCGGTGAAGCACGCTTCGACTCTTCCAAGAGTTTGGAAAGTGGGACTCAGCGTGATCCACATGCAGGGCGAAGGTAGGAGTAGCAGACTGGGATTGCGCATGCCTGTTTCGAATGCGCTCGCAACGCGGACGGCAGCCTGCGGGAGGCAAATTGCCTGTGGAATCTGCAGCTATTCTGGGGCTGGCGGGAAGGATTCTTGGCTCTCTCGCAGGGGCTGCTGGTAAGGCTGCCTGGAAGAGAGTCCGAGGCGAGAGGCCGGTGCTCAATTCGGTTGCGAAGATTGCGTGCGAGGCGCTGAGCGCATCAGTATTGGAGGCAACCGAAGGGCGGTCGATAAGCGATGAGGAAGTTCGGCATCTTGCTAGCCTGATAGACGAAGCATTTGATTCCGGATTGCTTATGGACTTCGTCTACCAGCAGAGACTCGCTGAGTTTGGCCAGTTGACATCCGCGAAATTTGTGGAGGAAGTCGTCGATAGACTGAAAGATCATGGCTGGGTGGACCTGTCAACTACGTCTCTGCCTGCCGAGGATGTCCTCGATCGCTTCGTTGTCGAGTTCCCTAAGCGCATAGACAGGGAGGCGTCAAAGCATGAAAGCCCACTCTTCGGGTATACAGTTATCGCACATCTCAATCATATTCGGGACACCTTGCGGGGCATGAAGGAAGGCGGTGACGCACAGCCGAGATCGGCAAATGAACTGCTCTATGAGGCTGTAGGGCACGTGGAATCGTTGAACCCTGCGCGAGTTCCACTTGGTTTCGCCACGATGAGGGCCATTTATGGTAGTTCGGAAGACGATGCAGCGTTGGTCGTCGCGGTTACATGCGGACTTCTCAAGCACGTCGGCCGGATTGCCCTTGACGACCTAAAGGATGTCGGAAACTATGAGGCTGTTGAGGTCGAATTGAAGTTGGGTGACATGCTGCGGTCCTTCCTTCCTCCTGCCCACACCGTCGATAGGTCGTGGGCAATAGATTTGGCAGGGGCGGAGCTTATTGAACTCGACCTTTCCGGCGTGGACGTCGGTTCCCTGCGGCTCGATAAGGCTAACATCCACGGGCCCTTGAAGATTAGGAACGCCCGGGTGCTGGGTGATGTCATGATGCGTCACTGCAGCGTGGACGGAATTGCCGATTTTCAGGGCGCAGAGTTTTGCGGACTGCTGTCCTGTGCCGACTCGTATTTCTCGATGCTGGACTTCTCGCAGACTTGCGTCAGGGATGACTGCGGATTTGCCGGATGTGTCCTAGACGGAGCTTCCTCGTTCGGCGGGCGATCGGACGATCATCCGTATGTGTTCCGTGCTTGTGCGGGGGAGGTAGCAGAGTTCAAGCAAGCTGCAAGCTTTCAAGGGGCGGTTATCGGCGAGTCTGTTGAACTGAGCGGGGTGAAGGTGTGTGGCGAATGCTTCTTCGGTGATGCTCACTTCGAGGGGGTCGCTCGACTTGTCCAAGGCCATTTTCTCGGTGGCTTGGATATGCAGGGAGCCTCTGTTGTTGGTGAGCTTGATATGCGCGGATCGCATGCCTTCGGCGACTTCAACCTGAGACTGGCTAGGTGTAAACGTTGCTCTCTTGACGGAGTTTCACTCGACGAGGAATCGCCGTTCTATCTGGCGAATTATTTAACGACAGAGCCGAGTGTTGATATCAGGATGAAGCGCAGAATTCTTCGCTCCCCGCAATGATTACAAGGCGAGGTAGGGTGAGTGCTGCCGCCCTTCCAGGGCGTTAAGTTAAGGTAGACGAAGGCGCGGGACCCAACCGAAGGAAGTGCAGTGGGTCTGCGTCAATTCCTTGTCGATGCGTGGTCGTGGCTCAACTACAAACCCGTGATGGCAGAGGCCGGGCGTCCGGGCAGCCGCGCGTTTCCGGAGCTGGCCAAGACCTGGGTGCCGCCGCACGAGTTGCGGCGGCTGGCCGCGTACAAGGTGCTGGCCTCGTACGACAACAACCAGGCCGGGCAGCTCGCGGCGGCCGGTGGCGATGCGAGCGCGCTGGAGCGACGGGAGCTGGGCGACGCCGCGAACCTCGTGGACACTGCGCTCGGCTACCTCCTTGGCTCAGAACAGAAGGTCGCCGTCGAGGGGGCGGAGCACGCCAACGAGGAGACGCCGACACCCGGTGCGGCGGAGGCCGCCGCAGTGCAGGACCGGTTGCGGAAGTGGGCGGACAAGGAGCTGCTGACGTTCCGGGTGCAGCAGGCCGAGCGGGCGGCGGTGCTGCTTGGGGACAGCGTGATGGTTCTGGCGTGGAACCCGGAGAAGCAGCGGCCGACGCTGCGGGTCTACGATCCGGGGTTCTTCTTCCCGCAGTGGGACGACGAGGACGAGGACTTCCCCAGCCGGGTGCATCTGGCGTGGGAACTGCCGGCGGACGACGATGCCGGGCTGAAGGCCCGGGTACGCCGGGTGACGTACGAGCTGGGTCCGATCTCCGAGGATGAGCCCGACGGCGACGCTGCGGCGACTGGAGGGCGGCAGTACCCGTGGGAGCAGGGCTGGACGTCCAACGTGACGTGCTACCTCACGGACGCGGAGTGGCTGCTGGAGGACCTGAAGAACGGTGAGGCGCTGGACCGGCTGCCGATGGACAAGGCCACGTACCGGGTGAGGCCAGACGGCACGGAGCTGAACCGGTTGGATCTCATGATCGACTTCGTCCCGGTGATCCACATCGCGAACACGATCCCGGACGGCGGGGAGCACTGGGGGCGCTCGATTCTCGCGCGGGTTCTGCAGGCGCTCGATGAGCTCGCGGCCACCGACTCGGACAGCTCGGCGGCGTCCGCCACGACGGGCACGCCGATCATCGGGCTCGCGGGTGCGCGGCTGCCGGTAGACCGGGCGACGGGCAAGCCGCAGGAGCTTCAGGTGAAGGCCGGTGCGGTGTGGCAGCTCGGCGAAACCGGGCGGATGGATGCCCTGGACACCTCGCCGCAGCTGGCCGAGCTGCGGGCACGGGTGGATCACCTGCTGGAGCGGATCGCGGCGAACAGCCGTGTGACGGCGGCCGGGCTCGGGACGCTGGAGGCCACGGAGGTGCCGTCGGGGTACGCGCTGAAGCTGGCGCTGGGGCCGCTGGATGCGCTGATCGGGATGATGCGGTTGGCGCGGGAGCACAAGTACCGGCTGCTGTTCAAGATGGTGCAGCGGCTGTACCAGGCCGGGCGTGCGGAGGGCTGGGCGGCTGGGGAGACGCTTCCGGCGCGGCTGGCGTGGGCGCCGCACACGCCGACGGACCGAGGCGCGGTGCTGGAGGAGGTCGTCAAGGCGTACGGGGCGGGGGTGCTGTCGCTGGAGACGGCGGTGGCGATGCTTCTGGAGGCCGGGTACCCGATCAAGGACGCCTCGCAGGAGGTGAAGCGGATTAGGGCGAAGGCGGAGCAGGAGGCCGCAGTGCGGACGGCAGAGGCCGCTGCTAGGCACGGGCGCGACGTGGACGACGAGGACCAGGAGGAAGACGACGGGTCGGGGGCGGCCGGGGTGCGGAAGCCGGCGGGGAAGGTGATCGAGCGGGAGCCGGTGGAGGCGGGCCGGTGACGCGGCCTCGGGTTGGTGCCTCCTTGTTCGAGGCCATCCTGTGGGGGCAGTCGGACAGGGCTCATGGCCGTGTCGGCGCAGGTGGCTACACTGGCCGTCAGCGCGGGGGCGCGCTCTGGAGGAGATGTATGGTCCGGCCCCTGCCCTCTCGCCGTCCTGTCGGCCACCGCCGTGACGGGCGGCCGATCTACCCGATTCTTGGTGCCTCGTCGGAGGACGAGACGAACGACCAGCTCGATGACGCCCCGGACGGCGGCGGCCAGGAGCAGCAGGTCACGGTCACCCAGGACCGGTTGGGCAAGATGCTCACCCGCGAGAAGGCGCAGGGCGAACGGGCTGCGATCAAGCGGCTGTTGTCCACGCTCGGGTTCGACTCCCCGAAGGCGCTCACAGAGTTCGTGACCGCGCAGCGGGAGGCTGAGCAGGCCGCGCTGTCGGAGGTGGAGCGCCGGGAACAGGCGGCTGCCGAGAGGGAGTTGCAGGCCGTGCGCCGGGAGGAGCTGGCCGCCGAGCGGGAGAGGGCGGCGCTTCGCCGGGCCGCGCTGGTGGCTCTCGGCGCGGAGGGTGACGATCTGGTGGACGCGGAGCGTCTGCTGGCCGTGGACGACGAGGACGCGGACGAGGGGCAGATCCAGTCGGCGGCCGAGGCCCTGCGGGCACGTCGCCCTGAGCTGTTCGGCGGGGTCCGCCCGCCTGTGCCGGCCGCTCCCGCGGGCGCGCCGGCCGGTCGCGGCCCGACCCGTACGGCCTCGGTGTCCAAGCCCGGTTCGGCCGGGCTGGAGATGGCCAAGCGCCGTGGCCTGATCCCGGAGTTCAGCGACTCCGCCGCCCGGTAGTCCCAGGCAGACCTTGGGGGACCACGCCCCCTGAACTTCGTGGACGGCATCGCCTCCGTGGGCGGTGTGCGGATTCTGACCGCAGCGTCCATGGAGACACGCACATGACCATTCAGCCCGTCTCGACGTCCGAGTACACGACCGCCAACCGCGAGTGGCTGGCGTCCCTGCACGGCACCGACTCCGTCGACACAATCACCCTCGACCTGAACCTGTTCTGCGAGGGCACGCACTACGTGTGCGGCGACGGCTGCGATCCGTACGGCCGGGTGCTGTCCGGTGTGCCGGTCGGCAGGGTCGCGGAGTCCGGCCTGTACGGTCCGTACGACCCGGAGGCGCACTGCGGCCGTCAGATCCTTCGGGGTTTCGTGATCGCCGAGGCCCCGTTCGCGCCGGGCCAGACCCGTGTTCCGGCGGCGCTGCTGTGGCACGGCGCAGTGAAGGCGTCGAAGGTGCCGGGCGGCATCGACGTGTCCCAGCTCGTGTGGCACCCGCGTGCCGCGCAGATCCGCTTCGTGTGAGCGGGGGCTGAGCTGTGACGATTCAGGACCTGCTCAAGGACGTCTCGGTCATGGACCTGACGGCGTTCGCCAGGGCGATCCCATCTCCGAAGGACTTCCTGCTCACGCAGACGATCTTCCCGACCGTGGAGATGCGGGAGGTGAAGTGGCGTACGAAGGACTCCGGCCGGTACGTCAACGTCGCCAAGTACCGGGCGTTCAACGCCTCGGTGCCGTTCGCGACCCGTGAGGCGTGGCAGACGTCCCGCGAGGGTGCGCTGCCCGCGCTGGGCCAGAAGCTCGTCGTCTCCGAGCAGGAGCAGATCCTGCTGGAGGCGTCGCACGGCTCGGACCAGGACCGCCTGATCGAGCTGCTGTACGACGACGTGGAACGGCACGTCGAAGCGATCCGATCCCGGCTGGAGCTGGCCGCCGGCGACGTGCTCGTGGACGGCCGGTTCACGCTGGAGCAGGAGAACGGCCTGACGCTGGAGGTGGACTGGAACGTCCCCGCCGAGAACATGCCAGTTGCCCGGATCCCGTGGTCGGACCCAGCCTCCGATCCGATCGCGGACGAGCTGCGGTGGCTCCAGCACCTGGACGACATCGGCGCGCCGGAGCCGGAGCTGGTGATCACCAGCCGGAAGGCGTTCAGCTACCTGGCGGCGAACAACGCCTACAGGGCGGCGTACTACGGCAGCGTGAATCCGTCGACCACGCCGACGGCCACGCTCACGCCGCAGCAGATCAACGTGGTGCGCGGCAACTACAGCCTGCCGCCGATCCAGTTCTACAAGGCCCAGGTGCGGGTGGACGGCAAGCCCCGCAAGGTGCTGCCCGAAGACCTGTGGATTCTGGTGCCGCCGGAGCGGGAGAAGTGGGCGCAGACCATGTACGGGGTGACCGCGGAGGCCCTGGTGCTGTCGCGCGGGACGAACCCGGAGATCATCCGGGAGGACGCTCCCGGCCTGATCATCACCCGAGGTGTCCAGGACGACCCCGTGCAGATCTGGACCAAGGGCGCTGCGGTCGGGATGCCCGTCATGCACACCCCGGACGCGCACATCGTGGCGAAGGTCCTGTGATGGCGGGCCGCAGGCGGCTGAAGGCCGCGGTCTACGTGCAGGACCCGACCACGAGGGAGGAACTGGTCCTGCTGCCGGGCGACTGCCCGGCCCCGGAGGTCGCCGTGCTGATCACCAACCCGGACGCGTGGGAGGTGCCGCCGGACGACTGCGACGAGCCGGACGAGGCAGTCGCGGTGGAGGAGTCCGAGCCGCCCGAGAGTAAGGGCGACGGCCAGGAGGAGACGGCCGGCGCGGGCGGAGCGAAGAAGCCAGCGTCGCGACGGGGACGCTCGACCTCTGCGTAATGCGCTCACGCGCACGGCCTGGAGCCAATTCCCCGAGCGGCTCCGGGCCGTGCCTCGTACTGAGGGATGTGATCCTGGTGGACGAGTTCCAGCGGTCGTGGCTGCTCGCGCAGCTCGGCCCGGCCACCGACCCGGCCGACCTGGAACGCCGCTTCTTCCGCCTGCGGTCGGTGCGCGCGGTAGCACTCGAGGTCCTGGGCGAGCGGCGCGCCAAGCTGTTGGCCGACCCGCTGAAGGTCACCGTGGACGGCGTGGTGACCATGGACCTCCAGGAGAACCTGCGCGGCATCGAGCGGCAGATCGAGCAGGTCCACCAGGCCCCCGCCCCCGACGGCACTGACGACGACGAGGACGGGGACGAGCCAATAGCGGTGACATGGCTGACCGCCGCCCGCCGCTACCGATAGCCCTCAGCTCTGAACGCATCGCCCGCCCGGACGCAGCGTGAGCCGTCTTCAGGGAGCGGCGTCTTCGCTCGCGTCCTGTGCGGGAATGCCCATGAAGTGCGCCTTGATCAATAGGCGCGATTGCTCGGGCGACCGGGTGCTTGGCTTCTTCATACGTTTCGGATGTGACCACCAGCGCCCCGGATGCAGATCATCCCATGCGGGCCGTGCCTGTTTGTCAAAGCGACCGGCCCCCGGATTGTGGTTGCCGAAGCCGTCGACGACCGTGTTCCAAACGGGGCGATAGTGCCGGATCATGACGCGCTCCGCGAGGCTGACGAAGGCTTCGATCGCTACGAGGTAACGCGCGTGAAAGAACTGGATATTAAGATCACTGTCGAGTCGAGCGACTTGCTCTATGGAGTCCTTATGCTCCTCTAGTCGATCAAAGAGGGCGCGCGTCGGCGCGTTCGGATCTGTTGTGCCTTTGCGTTCCCCCTCACGGCGAGCTTGGCCTACGTAAATAGGGGTGCCCCCAAACGGCTCGACGATCGGCTTGTAGAGCGGATGAGGGCCCGAGTAATAGATGGCGTAGACACCGGCGCCGAGGGTGGGCGCGATGGAAGCCAGCGGTTCGATCGGGCGGCGCAGCAATTGCGCCTCTACGCTGCGGCCGAGGTTTTCCAGGTCGAGAGGGTTGTACTCTTCGTGCCGCTGGGCGCCATCCATCCAACTGGCGGGCTTCGGCTTCCTCCGTGGGGGAGCGGGAGGCGGTTCGGCCTCAGCCCAAGAGGACAGGGTGTTTGGCGTGGTCATGAGGGCTCCGGATGCGAGCAGCGTCCGTCGACGCGTGTGGCCGTCGAGTGCTCGCGTGGCTACTCGCCCGTACGCCCCATGCTACCGGGGGCGGCTGTGGGCTCGAACTGGTTGGCTACGCGTCCTCGTCGGCTTCCTCGGCCTCATCGATAGGGCCGGGGGGCTCAGCCTCTGGCGCCGTCTCGAACGACTCCGCGCCGCGGTAGTAGTGCCAGGCACTCGGGTACTCGCGGGGGCTGTCGTCGTACATGATCACGTACCCCATCAGGGCGACAATCTGCCAGGAGTCTGGTATCTCCGTCGCGATCAATCTAAAGACGGAGTCCGCCGTCATATTCGCTTCAGGGATCGTCACCAATCGTTGCTTGAAGAGAGGCGACTTCTGATACCGGAAGTTGTACGGAAGGTCAGCCTTCACCTCATCCAGCAACCTCTGAAGGGTTACGACACCTGGTGTGAGCCCATCGACCGTGCGTTCCAGGTCGATGGGGAAGAGCATGTCGAAGTGGTTGGCCTTGAGGACTGTGCTGTCACGATTCCGACCAGGGTCCTTGTTGCCGAAGCCGTTATTGTTCCATGGAATCTGGCCAGCTTCTTTGTGGTGCGTGATGAGCAGCTGTTCCGGTGCGAGGGCGGAGAAGTCCTCCGCGACGTAGAGGCAAGAGAACTCCACGTCTCGCAGGGAGATGCCGCGACGTCCGCCGATCTTGCGGAAGTGCTGACGCAGCCTGACGGGTATCGATTTGTCCGCCTTGCCCACGTAGACGAACTCGCCATTGAGGTAGAGCTGGTAGACCCCGGGCTTCTCCTTGAGGTCGTCGATGCTGTCCTCGGTCAACGGAGCCCGGTCCAGCCCCTCAAGCGCGTCCGCGAGCTGATCGCCCAGGGCCTTGGTGATGCTCAGAGTGAAGTCTCTGTGGTACTTGGCCCCATCGTCGGACTCGACTGCCGGCGTCATCCAAGCGTCCTTTCGCTCCAGTGATCACCGGCACCCTATCCGCGATCACGAAAGTGAAGGGAAACTTCTAGCCATACCCGCAGCAAGATCGACAACTCCGCGGTATGCTTTCGCCATGCCTGATCAGCTTGGAGAGCAAACTAAGGACCGCACCAGCGTTGAGCTGTTCGCGGGCGCTGGCGGCTTGGCCCTGGGCGTTCAGCGTGCGGGCTTCCGTCCGCTCCTCTATAACGAGTTCGACAAGCGAGCGGGCGAGACCCTCGAGGCCAACGGGGCCAAGCCCCGTGGCGACGAGGAACGGATCCCCGCGCCCGGCGAGCCCTGCCCCTTGGTCGTGGGCGACGTCCGAGAGCTGTCCATGAAGTACCTGCGCGACGCCGAGGTCGACGTCCTCGCGGGCGGTCCGCCCTGTCAGCCCTTCAGCCTCGGGGGCGCCCACAAGGGTACCGAGGACGCGCGCAACATGTTCCCCCAGATGTTCAGGGCGGTTCGGCAGATCAGGCCCAAGGCCGTGATCTGCGAGAACGTCCGTGGGTTGCTTCGCCCCTCGTTCAAGCGGTACTTCGACTACATCCAGCGGGAGCTGGAAATGCCTTTCGAGGAACGCGCGAAGGGCGCGTCGTGGGAGGAGCACGACGAGATCCTGAGGCGACGCCGGGAGGAAGAGCCTCGCGACCCTTCCGAGAGGTACGAGGTCATCATGACCCCGGTGAACGCCGCTGACTATGGCGTGCCCCAGATCAGGCATCGGGTGATCCTCGTCGCGTTCCGGGCGGACTTGAACGTCGATATCGAGGCTTTCAAGAGGGCCGTGCGTCCCCAGTACTCAGAAGCGGCACTGATCCGATCCATGCTGGACGGGTCCTACTGGAAGCGCCATCGAGCCATCCGGGAGGTGCCGGACCACGTTGTGGAACGCGTCCACGCGCGGCTGCCGAAGGAGCTGCCGCAGGAGCTGCCGCAGGACGAGGACGGCGAGATGAAGCCCTGGCGGACGCTTCGCGACGCGATCGCCGGGATCGATGGCAACAAGCCCCTACCCCCCGTCCCCGAGGAGCTCTTCGACCGCAAGGAGCACTACTTGGGGGGCTTCACCTACCACATCGGTTGGCCCGGTGCCCGTATCTACGACGGCCACACACCCAACGAGCTGGACAGGCCAGCGAAGACCGTCAAGGCCGGCGTGCACGGTGTACCCGGTGGGGAATCGGTCATGCTCCTGGACGACAGAGAGCCGGACCCCGAAGCCCCTAACGGCTGGAAGTACAAGCACCGCTACATGACCGTTCGAGAGACCGCTCGCGTCATGACATTCCCGGATGACCACAAGCTGGAAGGTCCTCGCGGAGAGAAGATGCGGCAACTCGGCAACGCCGTCCCCGTTCTGCTCGGCGAGGTCTTCGCCAAGGCCGTGGCCGCCGCCCTGGACGAGGCGGAGAGCCGTAGGTGACCGGTATGGCACCAAACGAGCCAAGCCGATGGAAGGACAAGCCGCCGCCCGCCCGCGCGTGGAAGGGCCGAGAGGGACGAAGCCGTGAGGCGCTGGCGGCCGAGCAGGACCGTGCCGCTGGTGGACGACACCGGCGCATGGTCGACCTGGGCGACGGCCGCTTCGCGCGCGCTTCCATCGAGCTGAAGGTCCTCCCCAAGACACGGCGCATCCGGGCTTACCTCCGGTGGTCCGACAAGGGCCGCTCGCCCGCCGAGTATGTGGGCGAGGTCGCGCACGAAACACGTGGTGCCAACCTGGCTCAGGCATGGGAGATGGCGAGGGACGCCGGGCTCCTCGCCGAGGAGCCGCCGCCCGAGCGGTCATGGGCCACTTCGTCGGCCGTCCGGTCTGTGATGCGAGGTAACCGCGGCAGGGACACCAAACCAGAGATCCGGCTGCGCTCCCTCCTGCACCGGGCGGGTCTGCGCTATCGCGTGGGGATTAGGCCCCTGCCTCAACTGCGCAGGACGGCCGACGTCGTCTTTCCCAAAGCGCGTGTCGCGGTCTTCGTCGATGGCTGCTTCTGGCACGGCTGCCCGGAGCACCACCGACCCGCTACGAAGAACATCGATTTCTGGCGCGAGAAGATCGAGGGAAACCGCAAGCGAGACGCCGAGACTGACAGCCTCCTGCGTCAAGCTGGCTGGACGGTCATCCGCGTCTGGGAGCACGATGACCCAGTCGACGCGGCCAACCGAGTCATCGCGGTCCTTCGCCCGGAGCGCGCGACGGCTGAACGCGCAGGGCTACAAACCATGCCCACCCAGTAG